AGGACCAGGCACGATAAGAGATGGTGGGATGGGCATGAGGAAGATTGTCGAGGACGTGAGTGGTGAGGGGCTGGAGAAACTCCTCGGTGCGCGGGTCACGCTGTTCTGCGTGAACTACATTTACACCGGGAAACTGGTGGGTGTGGGCGCGACGTGCGTGCTCTTGGACGACCCGGCCATTGTGTACGACACGGGACCATTCAGCGAGAAGGACTGGAAGAACGCGGAGTCGTTGCCGAACAGCATCTATGTGATGCTATCGGCGGTGGAAGCGTGCGGAGTGGTCAAGTGATTCGCGGACAACGGCAACGGTGGGCGTGGGTGGAGTCGGGGTGGTCGCGGGTGGGGTCGCGGTCGTGGTCGCGGGCGGGGTCGCGGTTGTGGTCGCGGTCGCGGTCGTGGTCGGGGTCGGGGTCGATGGCGTGGTCGGTGTTGGGGTTGTGGTCGTGGTCGCGGGCGGGGTCGTGGTCGCGGGCGGGGTCGTGGTCGCGGTCGCGGTCGCGGGCGTGTTGACATCGCGCCCCGCGAACGGGTAAAGTGCGGGGTGAAAGGTGACGGCCCGCAGGGATGGTGAGTCCCTGCCGGTCCATGCGATTCGTGAGGGGAACGAATCAGGTGCAGGCCATTTCCAGGCCGTCGCATCGATTCTACCCTATCTACCCTCCCTCACACAATCGGTCAACCTGCGCGGGGCGCTGGGAGCCAAGCTGACGCCACTGGGGCGTCCCGTGGTACGGCCATGACCAGGACTGCACCATGGCACCGTGGAGCCGAAGGGCCAGAGCGGGCAGGGGACGCCGTGCAGCGGCGGACGACAGTCTGGCCCGACCCGTGCCGCGCTGTCACGCGATGCATGGGGCCACGAACGGGCGACGGCCACGGGCTGACGACTTCGTTGTGGTCACGGCTGCCCCTCTTTAGGGGAAGCCTGTGCCTCGTGGGCTCTGGCGCTGGGCTGATAGGGGGAGGCGATGGGGGGGATAGAGTTCCCGGTACGGGACGGTCAGTGGTGGACGCTCGCGCCGTCGCTGCAGGCGGAGCTGGAGCAGGATTATCCGGCCGTGTCCGTGGCGGCAGAACTCCGCAAGGCCCGCGCCTGGCTGGTCGCCAATCCTAGGCGTCGCAAGACGGCCCGCGGGATGCCTCGGTTTCTGGTCGGGTGGCTGAATCGGGCGAATCGGGCGACGGGGATCCGGCGCGGGGATCGAGCGGTCATCATTGCGCCGCCGACGTGGGCCTGCCCTCACGATCCCTCCTGCCGGGAGGCGTATCGGTGTGCGCAGCGGCAGGAGCTCGGTGAAGCCCGCTGGCGTGAGCTGTTTCCGAGCTGGTTCACGCAGGCGGGCGGATGAAGCGTCGCAGGCGGGCGGATGAGCGTCTACTACAACGAGATCGACCAATTCGCGGCGGCGTGGCTGCGGGCACTGATGCGGGCCGGAGAGATTCCCGAGGGCGAGGTCGATGAGCGGTCAATTGCCGATGTTTCCCCGGACGACGTCCGAGGCTTCCGCCAGTGCCACTGGTTCGCTGGCATTGGCGGGTGGGCCTACGCGCTTCGACTTGCCGGGTGGGGTGACGAGCCCATCTGGACCGGGTCCTGTCCCTGCCAGCCGTTCACGTTGGCGGGGAAAGGTGACGGCGAAGCCGATCCCCGCGATCTTTGGCCAGCGTGGGCACAGCTCATCCGCGAGTGCCGCCCTGTCGTCATCGCTGGTGAGCAAGTTGCGGCGGCGGCTCGGGGAATCTGGCTCGACCGTCTTTGTGCAGACCTGGAAGGAATTGGCTACGCCGTCGGGGCGGGTGTATTGGGGGCACACAGCGTCGGGGCGCCGCACCTCCGGCAACGGCTCTGGTTCGTGGCGGACGCCGATGGCGAGCGACACCAGGGGCGCGCGGGTCGATACGCGGACCGGAGCGGACGGGATCCGGGGCGGGGCACACGCTAAATCTGCAGGATTACGTGAGGCAGGCATGGGTCACACCAATCGCGCGGGACTGGAAGGACAACGCCGGGATGGCCGAAACGGGCACGAACCCGGACGGGTCGGAGCGGACGCGGCTGGATCAGTTGCCGCGGCAGGCACATGGGGTGATCTCGTCTGGCTCCCCTGCCGAGACGGGAAAGCGCGGCCAACTCAACCCGGCCTTTTCCCGCTGGCTCATGGGGTATCCGCCCGCATGGGACGACTGTGCGGTTACGGCAATGCTATCGTGCCGCAGGTCGCGGCGGCGTTCCTCCAAGCCTACCGTGACGCGCGAGAGGGCTGAAACCAGTGAAGCGGTGGCTCGTCTCGGCGGTGGGGATGGCCTGTGGGCGGTGCGGGGCGCGGATTCCGCCCGGTCAGGCGGTGCAGGTGATCACGGGAGAGACGGGATGGCGTCTGGTGCGGTGTCAGGCGTGCGCGGGGCCGGCGCCGGCGGTGGTGGAGGCGGGGCCGCTGATCGAGGCGATCAAGAAGCCGCGGCTGTCGCTGCCCAGCACGCGGGAACTAGCGCGGGACTGGAAGGCGCAGCAGGCGGGGTGGTGACGTTGGCTGGGTCAGGGAGCTGGGTCAGGGAGTGGCCTGTCCGGGCATAACCTGGGGAGGATCAGGGCGGATGCCATCGGGCGCGGGCGGCGGCGCGGGCACTGGCAATCCGGTCCTCGGGCGTCAGCCGAGCCGCGCGGGCTCGTCCACCGAGCGCGTGGACGCTGGGTCGCTCGTCCCCATAGGCGACGAGCGCGGCAATAAGCACGTCGCGCAGGTCAGTCCCGTCGCGGGTGGCGCGGGCCCGAGCCCGGCGCAGGACCGGGCCCGGGATGCCGTGCAGGCGGTAGTCCATGCTGGGTCAGCTTACACGGCCGGTGCGGCCGGTGCGGCCGGGCGCGTGAGGAGCCTTGCGCCATCGTAGGATTCACCCGCGTCCATCAGGCGAACCATGGCCCTCACGCGCTCCATCGGCGGATGGGCGTGTCCAGCGGTGCCGTCGGCCTTGTGCCAGACCATCAGATACTGGCGGTCCCCACACTCCGATACCTCGTAGAGCCCAGGACGGAGGTGATAGGTATACGTCCGCGTGTAGCGCGCACGCCGGTAGGAGTCGCGCGTCACGGTGTCGGCGGCCACAAACTCGCGGGCGAGGCCGTACTCCTGACTCGATCCCGTGATCGCAGCCACATAGGCGCGCGCACCGTGCTTGCCGCTGTAGCCGATGCCCTGCTCGATCTGGAGCGTATAGGTGGTCGGCGTCTGCGTCATCGCATCCTCCTGGGATGGGGGCGGGCGGATGCCCGCGATATGAGAGCAGTATACGTGCTAGCAGGCATGCGTGTCAAGGGAAATCGGCGCGCCGATGCAGATTTTTGAAGAAAAAGCGAAAGTGAAAATGACACCCGCCGTGCGCCGCGTCATCCTGCCCCCCCCACACGTCTGCCGCAGGGGCCACCCCGGGGCCCGGATCATCGAGTCCCGCCCCGTCGCCGGCTACATCCGGCGCCGCCTCTCCTGTCCCGTCTGCGGTCTCCGCTGGTCGACCTACGAGACCATCATCCATCCGCGCCGTCTCGTCGTCCGAGACCCATCATCTACCGACGGCGGGCGCTAGGTATAGTGTGTCGCTGGTGGGCGCCGCTCCATGTGCTAGGTTGACTTCACTGCTAACAGGCAGATTTCGCCGGTCGTGGACCTCGCCGCGACATAGCGGGAGATTGCGCACGCGGCGCGGGCGAGCGGATAAGGTTCACTCATGCCGTGGCAGAAAGGTCAGTCGGGTAATCCGCGCGGGCGGAAGACGGCGGGCGAGGCGCTCTGCGAGCAAATCCGCCGCGCCATTACGCCCGAGGACCGGGCGAAGATGTTCGCGCAGCTGCGGCTGCTCGCGTGTGAGCCGCATGGCGACCCGCACGCCCGGATCAAAGCGGCCGAGTGGATCGCCAAGCACGGCTGGCCCGAGGAAGCCCGCGGCCAGACGACGGTCACGACAGACGGCCGGACCACCACGGTGACGCACGTCTACATCACCGCCCCGGATGCCTAGTCTCGACGTCGCTGCCGCCCTGGCGACACTACCGCCGCCGAGGGCCGGCGAACAGCGCATGGTGTGGACCGGCGTCATTGCGCATTTCATGGGGGATCCGACGCGCCTGATCGATTGTGAGGGCGCCTTCCGCGCCGGCAAGACCACCGCCGCGTTGTGGAAGGTTTTTACGTCTACACAAGATCATCCCGGTATCCATTGGCTCATCTGCCGCTACAGTGATGGCGACACGAAATCGGTGCTCCTGCCTCAGTGGCGAGCCGTGCTGCGCACGGCCGGCGTGACCCCGACGTGGGACCCGGTCGCACACTGTGATGAGCTGCCGAACGGGAGCCGCGTGTATATCCTCGGGCTCAAGGCACAGGACCAGGTGAGTCGCTACGCCAAACTGCGCGGGCGGACGCTCGCTGGCGTGTATGTCGATCAGGCCGAAGAATTACCCGCGGACGTCTACCAAGAGCTCGTCGGGCGACTGTCGCAATCCGGCTATCCCCATCAATTGCTCCTGACGCCGAACCCGCCTGACGAAGGACACTGGCTCGCCCGCGAGTTCCCCGAGGACAACCGGATCGCGGGGCGCCACTACTATAGTGTCCCGGTCTACGCGAACGCGCACAATCTGCCACCGGAAGCGATCGCGGGACTGGAAGCCGCGTATCCGCCGGCGCATCCGAAACACCGTAGCGCGGTGTTGGGCCTGCGCGGGCTGAACGTCGTCGGGGAACCGGTGTATGGGCACGCCTTCCGGCGTGATCTCCATGTCCGACCACTCGTTCCCGATCCCCAGCTCCCGCTGCTCGAATCGATCGACTACGGTAAGCACCACCCGTGTGTCGTGTGGGCCCAATACACCCCGCTCGGGGCGCTGCACGTCCTCGGCGGGATACTTGGACAGGATCTCTATCTAGAAGACTTCGCCCCACTCGTGCTGCAGTATCGGCAGCAGTGGTTTCCGCGCACGGCGGGCGTGATGACGTGCTGTGACCCGGCCGGGAGCCACGACAATTCGCAGGGCATCCGGCTGAACGGCGTCCAGGTGCTCAAGACACATGGGTTGCATCCGCGCTGGCGGGACAATAGCAACGCGCCCGACGTGCGGCTGGCGATGGTCGAACGACTGGCGGCGCTGATGCGGAAGCGCACGGCGGGCGGGGAAGCCTTTGGCGTGGCGGCGGATGCGCGATGGCTGCGGATCGCCCCGTCGCGCGTGGTGCCGCATGCGTTTGTCGCGGATGCGCTGGAGGCGGGCTACGTGTGGGACGAGCACATGGTCTCGGTCGGTAGTAAGCAGGTCCGCCGGCCGAAGAAAGATGGCTGGTTTGAGCACGGCATGAACTGCCTGGAGTATGTCGAGCTGAACTTCGGCGGAGTGCAGCCGACGCTAGAGCAGGTCGCGCGCCGGGCGACCGCCCAGGAGCGGCTGGCGCTCAGGCGGTCGCAGCAGGATCGCGACTCATGGCGGTGGCAACCGGTGCGGGTTGGGCGTGGTGGCTACTGACCGCTGTCCGACCTGTGGACGCGGGCTGTCGCCGGTCGAGGCACTCTACCGGGAGCTGACCAATACGCGCATGACGTGGATTGATGGCGTGTGGTGGGTCTCGGTTGGGATGGCGCTCGGTGGCGCGCTGGTGTGGGGGGTCTCATGAGCCAGACGACGGGGGTCTTTCCGGCGCTTACAGACGGTGTGCGCAAGTCTCCACGACCGCCGCGGCGACCGCGGCCGACGAAGAAAGGCTGACCGGATGGCGACCATGCGCGACCCCTTCGAAGTCCGCCTGAATGACGACCAACGGAAGGTCTTCGGGCTGTGGCTGTGCGACGAGATTCAGCGGGGGATTGACGCGCGAGGCGCGTCGACGGCTGAATGCGACTACTGGCACCAGCTCTATGAGCAGGCCCGCACGCGGACTCGTGCCCCCTGGCCGGATGCGGCGGACCTCACGAGCTATCTCGGCTCGGAAAAGGTCGACGCGCTGCAGGCCCGGCTGCTGCGGTCGATCTGGGTCGACCCAGTGTGGACGGTCGAAGGCTGGGGGGATGCAGCCGAACGAGCGCCGTTTGTCGAGGAATTTCACCAGTGGAAGGCTGAAGAGGAACGGCTGCAGTCCGTATTGGATCGCCTGAGTTTGATTAGCCTCATCGAACCGCGTGGCCTGCTGGAGATCGCGGAAGGCACGGAGATGCGCCCCGTGCGGAAGTCGGTGCGCGCGAAGGTGGACACCGACCCGGTGACAGGCGGCGTCTACTACGACGAGGCGATGCAGCCGCAGCTCGCGATGGGGCTGGATGGGCGCTATGTGGAGGCGCAGGACGGCGAGGCGTATGCCGAGACGGTCATTGACTCCTGGGAGCGCATCCGCACGGGGCCGGTGTATCGCATCCTGCCGTATCGGGATTCGCTGATTTTGCCGGGGCATGCCCGCGACCAGGACGAGATCTGGGGCTACGGTAAGCGGTTCTGGCGACCATGGGGTGCGCTCAAGCGCGGGGCCGAGTCAGGCCTGTATGACCGTGACGCGGTCGACCGCATGAGCAGCACGAGCGACCGCGAGTCCGATCCCGCCCTCGAGCGCGCCGGGCAGGCGGTCGCGCCGAGCGACGACGATCAGGCCGAAAAAGAACTCTGGGAACTGCTCGTGCTCGTCGACCTCGGGGCGCTGCTGGCGGCGCGCGGGGAACGCGTCCCACGCGGACTTCGGGCGATGGGGCCGCGGTGGTATCTGACCACGGTGCATCTGCAGACTTCGGCCCTCTTGCGGGTGCAGTATGACGACCTCGAGCGGAGCCGCTTTGTCCCCGTGATCTTGTTCCCGCGCCCGGACCGCTGCACGGAAGGCTATTCGTTCATCGGCCACAAGCTCGTGACGACGATCGAAGAGCATACCGCTTGGCGAAATATGGCGGCGGACCGAGCGGCGATGGTCGTGCAGGCCCCCATGAAGCGGATGCTCGGCGCGATCTGGGATCCGCTCGAGCAGCCCTGGGGGCCGAAGGCGGTCATCGACGTGCAGGACATGAACGAAGTGCAGCCGGTGCAGGTGCCGGACTACACGGGGCCGGCGTTCCAGCACCTAGCGATGATGGAGCGCACCGCGGAACGGATCGCCGGGGTGAACGACATCGCGTCGGGGCAGATATCGACCGAACAGCGGACGCTCGGTGAAGTGCAGATGGCGACCGCGAACAGCGCCGTGCGTATGGATGTCGTGATCCGGCGGTTCCAGGACGCGATGGAGCAGATCGGCGATATCCGGCATGCGATCTGGCAACGCACACTGGCGGCGCACCCGGACGGGCTGGAAGCGCCCGCGGCACTGGTCCACAATCTGGAAGGGCGGGGCGTGCCGATTGACCAGTTCCTGCCGGACAAACGCATCACGGCC